AAGAGATTGAAGGAGCTAGTAGTACTCACCCCTCGTTCCGAGCATGACTCGGAAGTCCAGCAGAGCAAAGCGGCGAAACGCCAAGCAACGCTATACTACTACCGCGGCCCATCTTGATCAGATGGACGTCGCAAGTGGGGCTGACCGCCCCACTACGGTACTCGAGCCACCTTGTGTGGCCGAGTCCGGCGCGTGCACTATAAAGCACGCCACGGAGGAGTGCAAGACAACGCACGCCGTGAAACTGGACCCAGGAATTTTAACGTATCCTGGGATGCCAATGTGTGATACGACCCAATCGCACTATATAGAACCAATCCCCTACAACGCTGCCGCGTTGAGCACATCAGCAAAGTTTGACAAGCTGATGGGCATTGGGGAGTTCGACGACAACCTTCGGGGAGTTGGCGAGCAAAAGGGAGGTGAAACACGACCGGGAGTGTGGGAAGAAAAGACAACAGAGGTGACACCTCTGTCTTCCCACACACCCGAAGGTCATCCAGGCGGCATTGATTTGTTGTCTGGACTGTCGGATCACCTCCACAACGTAGGTCACAGGATGAGTGACTTAACTCTACAGCTAGGCGAATTGGTATGGGAGGCATTTGACACGCTTACCACTAATTTGCTGACGGAACTTCACAGACCGGACCGCTTCACAGCAGTCCTGAGTGGAGCTCACCCGGTTAGAGCTATGGATCAGGTACGCACGGAAGACGATGGGGTGACACCCAGCGACGTTTTCAAGGGATTAGAGTCTAGATTTAATCGGCTCCCCTACACGTGCAAGATCACTTGGAAGTGGGGCTTAGGCCACAAACATGCGCAGGCGGCTGCATTACGCAACAACTTCGTAACGTTTGTGGACCAGGTGGCAACGACTACGTCATTCGATGTTTACATCGAGGGCATGTCGTTGTCAGACCTTAGGCGCACACGAGAACTCACCGGAGTTCCATTCAGAGGCAGTGTCATCATAAAATCTGCCAAGGATGCCAACCTGACCCAATTGATGCCAGACGAAGGACCGCGGCCTATGGATGTAGTTGTGATAGTTGATGGATTGAACCCGTCATCTATGTTGGGAGAGTTACCACCGGATATTAGCGAAAGCGAAATAGACGAACTCTCGACACAGGCACTACAGACTAAGCTGCTAACTTACGACAAAACCAACGTCGTAGCCGTCTATCTGTTCAACCCCGATGCAGCATCACACATCGAGGGACCGGGGGCCCAGGGGCAGACCCATATTGGCAATTTTCACGGAGGCTTCGCATTACCAGACGCGAGCCGCCCAAGCCAGTATAGCTCAGTGATAGCAGGCAATCAGCATTATGTGCATTATGTCTGGTCGCTGATGGGTCGGCCCGAGGTGGGCCCGCTGGGGACGCGTAGCACAGGCGAATACATCCATGCTATGCGCTTACTTCCAGGAGGAATGGTTTGGCAATACCGTACTTACAAGAAGGTATGCAGACCAATTGACCTGGAGGACCCGCGAGTGAGCAACGTAGGCTTATCGAGGACGTTGGAAGCTGGTGCACGGATCGAAAGGTCTAGCACCTATTCAACAACCAGATATGGTTTACTGTTGATCCCGAACTCGGACCATAGAGTTGGTCTAAACCCCATTTCCTTTGTCACTACCACGATGGCAAGATCAGCATACAGAGCCGAAGCAATGAGGCTCATGCTGGTGGGAGTGGAGGGAGAGGCCAGCAACGGTACGAAGGCTGGATGGGTAGTGGTTCCCGTGACAAAGGAACCAGTATTCATTGACAGAGATCGCAGGGACGGAAACGGAGTAGAAGTACGCGGCACGCGCCGTAAGGCACCGATACCTATGGTGTCTATTAAGCGCGTGGGGAATCACTATTCAACGTTGATTCCATCGACCGGGTACAACTACCTTTCGGACATAGCCAGGACGCAGAACAAGGATGTGACGTTTACAACCACGCACATCAAGACCGCGTGGGGCCAGTTCGAAACGCCTGATCAGGTAACACTAAGGATGGATGCAGCACTCATGACTCAATTCTTCAGAGAGTGCGGCAGCTACCACTGTCTACCTGCTCCCGTCGCGCATGCGATCGCCCCCGTCAAAGGCTTGATGGTGCCGATGACGAATGAAGTGGAGACCGACAAGGACTTGAAACCCATGATGAGAGCACTGCACGAAAACAACCTCGGCAGTGCTGCAGCAGGCGGCAATCATGCGAAGTCAGTGGGCACAATGGCAGGCGCAATTTTGCGTCGCGTCATAGATGTGAGACCAGACGAGGAGTCAATCACGATGGATGACCAGGCGAAAGATTTCGTCGACGAATTCGTGAATCACATCATGTGCCACCTTGCCGATAACGGGCACGCCAAGAACACTCTAAACCCAGCTGAAGCTGACGAGGTGTTCGCAAAGCAGAGTCGACCGATTCAGCGCGAACATCTACGTCAGGACGTAGAAGCGGGTTGTGAGGACGCCCCACCCGAAACCACCGAGTGGGCCGCTTTTGCAAAGAGTGAGGCAAGCGTGGGAGACCCGCGAGCTATAGTATCCAACCAATCGGACCAAGAAGGGTCCGTCAAACTCTATGGTTCACGAGTCTGTTACGCCGTGTCTAAACTCCTAGACGATCAGTTTGCTTGGTATGCCGCCAAGCGAACTCCGGGGAATCTAGAGCGACTAGTCAAAGTCATAGCGTCAGCCATGAATTCAGGAGAGCTGAAAGCTCAATTCGACGGAGCCGATTTCGTGATCGGAGCCGGAGATTTTAGTCGCATGGACGCACACGTGGGCGAGACGATGAGGTACCTGGAACGCAAGTTGTTCCTAGACCTCTTCGCCGAAGAACATCATGCGTCAGTGGAGGCATTCTTGGACCTTGAGTTAGATCAAAAGGCCAGGAGTGAGTTCATGAAGTATTGCACGGCGTTGTCGAGAATATCTGGTTCCCCAGGGACCAGTCTCGAAAACACCATAGGCAACGCTTTGTGCACCTACATGTCTTTACGCTTGGCAGGACTTTCGTCTGACCAGGCGTGGAAACTAATGTCCTACAGCGCACACGTGGGCGACGACAGCTTGTGGGTGATCCCCACTCGCGTCGACAACAAGTCCATCAACTTCACTGAGAACTACCGTATCGCCTGTTCCAAGGCACAGATGGTAGCGAAAATTGAAGGCCTGAATGTGGCAGAGGGAGTGTTCAAGAAGTCAACCAAGTTCCGCGAGGGACCTGACGGCATAGAATTCTTGAACAGGGTATACCACATGGGTTACATACCGGGAGATGAGGAAGAGGCAGCCGAACATGCGGTTGCGAGCCACTCAAAAATTTTGAGAGCGTTGACATCCTTGTCCTTTGGTACCAAGCCCGGAACCGATACTCCCAGGGGAGTGCTTGAGAAAGCTACTGAGAAAGCGATTTCGATCGTGAGTAACAACAGGGGAGTGCCCCTGTTGACACATGCGTGTGTGGCCACAATCTATTGTGCCATAAAAGACGGGTTGAAGAGAGTTAGAGTCACCAACGACACTTCATACTCGATTCGTCAGATCATGCTAGAGACAGAGTATTTCAAAATCGCCCCAGCTGTGCGGGAATCTGCGACGAGCTGTGCCAATTACGGCCAGTTTGTCGCCACCTGTGAGAGCAACAACTGGACACTTCACGATCTAGGTGTTCCTAATATTCCAGATGGTTCCTACTACCCGTCTGGAGGTAGTTTTATACGTGAGGACTACCTAGCAAGCCAAACGTGGAACAGCGAGGTTCTTGGACTCGAGGGGGTGGATATCCCGCGGTTCAGAGCTTTGTTGTTCAGCGTCACCGACTGGGATAACTACAAGAACATCCCCAACGATTATCTGCCGGAAGCTACAACTAAGCTTTCATACGACGCGATGATCGTGGTAAACGATGGTGACGGCAAGACTCGGATGGAGCAAGCGTCAGTACATGGTCACTCCGCGGCCACTGATGTACTAGAAGTTGCTATGTCACCGCAACGGCGCCGCGAATTCGAGGAAGGAGAACGCAAGGCTAGCAAGGTGGCTAAGAAGTGTATAGCGAGAATCAAGCGCAACACACGAAAAGTCACCAACACGAAGGGACCGCAAACGAAGCCGAAGGCTAAGCAGGCAGACAGAGACAAAAATCATAAAAATAATAAAAAGTCTCGGAAGCCAGCCAAAGTCACGGCCAAGAAGCGGCCCAGTGGAACACGCGCGAGCAGCTCGGGTGGGGATAAAACCCAAGCTGCAGAATCGCGAAAGAAAGTTCCGAACAGCGGCAAGAGGAGTCGCAAGTCGTCCGGCAAGACGGCGATAACGCAAAGAGCTCGCAACGCGCAGAGCTAGTTACCACTTAGCGTTGTGGTGGAGACGTCTAGGGTGAAGACATTTGTTTGAGTACCCAGAAATGGGGAACACATCGTAGTTTGATGTGTTCAGGGTTAGGGAAATAGTAGGTTTAATAAATGCACGCGGAGTGCTTACTATTGCTTTCCACCCTCGCGCCGCTTATCCTCTAGCGGTGAAGTCCTTTGCAGGACGCTGAAAAGCATACGCTTTACGTTGTAGCATTCCAGGTTGGCGAAACGGGCCGTCATAAACCTTTGGTTGTCCAAATTAACCAACCTGGCCTCGTAAAGTATAGAGCCAAACATCTAACCATCCCCACCACACAGGGCATCAACAACCCTAGCAGTCGCACGACCCCAGCGACCGCTGAACCACTGTCTAGGAGCTCACAGAGACTGATCATCTCGAGGTATGGAGGACCTAATCCTCCTGGACACGCTGTCTTTTTATTGTATATGGC